ATTTTTTGAGAGACGATGTAACATTTGATTCTTTTGATAAAGCATTTAACATTTTATCTCCAAGACGCTTTAATATCCGCTATTAAGGCTTTCACCATTATTTTATACTTTGGTGTGAATTGTTTGAATGTTTTAGTAAACATGGGTCTTGCAGGAATAGGACCAAAACCAAACTCAATAGCTTTTACATAAATATTAGGATCTTTTTTCTCAGGAGCTTTCCTCTCCCCTTTTCTTCTCGAAGTCTTTGGTGTTCGAGCCATTTAAAAACTTCCTTCATAAGCAAGACCTACTTTATAGATTGTATTCATCTTTGCACTCATAAGAATAGGTCGGACCTCAATTGATTTTAAAACTGTTCCTAAAAACCACCAATACTCATTGGGATGATAATCAGGGTATGCTTCCTTCCATTTTCCAGGGGGTTTAAAATTAAATTCCTGAGTTTTTATATTCTCCCTCAACATATCAGCAAATTCCATTGCAGCTTCTTTTGTTAAGGTTCTTACTGCCGCCCTTTGCACCTTTTTCTCAATACCCTCCAAAGCAGACAAAATCTTTGCCAAATCTTTTTCATTCACCTGAATATTAATCATCGTAAACATCTCCATTTACAACTGGAGTATGAGGTCGAGTATCTTCTACAAGCTGAACCATATTAACCCCTGGATAGTGATGGGATTCAATGGCTTCTACTTTGTAGTATTCTGTTTCTGTCATAAAAACACGATCCAAAGGTTGTATATCATAAAGTTTGGGAAGATACAAATCAATTTTCCACTTTTGAAACTGCCCTACTTTGGGTGTTTCTTGGTCGACATCAGCACCAAAAAATCTGTCAGAAGCTAACCCATAAACAGGGTCATCATGTATAACTTGCCAACCATGTGTTATTTTGTAAGTGGTAGGATTTCTCACCTCTACAGGTCTAAGAATATGGGAAGTTGCTGGCAAATTACAAAGATATAAAACTATATTCCATTCAACTATCTCTCCTTCAAATAATTCCGGAGTTTTATTCATTACCATATAATACTTGTCAGTAACCGGTATGTAAATAACATCATCTGTTGTTATCTGTGTATCATAAGCCAAAGAGCCATCTAAATGATACTCTCTAATGAAAGGCTTTGTTGCTTGAGCATTTATATCATATAGAAGACGTTCCTCCTCAACAATGACGGGGTCTCTGGACACAATGTTTACTGCCACCCCTAACTCGGCGTAGACTTCTGCTATATCTGCTCCTAATCCGGCCATCAATCATCCTCCGTTGGAGAGAAGTTTACCAATCGCTCAATATCATAAGTAACATCTTCCCCAAAAGAATCATAAGCAAACCCAGCATCAAGTTTTGTACCGAACATACGGAAAGAATCTACCCCCGCAAACAAAGCAATATCCGCAGCCATAGCTGCTTCAAATTCTTCGTCCAACTCTTCCATCAACTTTTGATAATGGTCAAATCGGTGCTGTAAATTCACTTGTTTGAATTTAAACTTGTGGGCCGACGCAATTCTTAGGATATTGATTGCATGGCGAGTGCCTCGTTTGACGGCCCATAAAAGTTTGGTTGGGGTGGTTAAAGGAAAGGACCACCCCAACTCTTGTATAGCTTGTTCACAAGCAAGTTCATACCCAGGGTCTGTAACAAGAGTGGACAAAGAAGACATCTGAATTTTGACAACATCAATAATATCATCAACCGAAGCAAAATCGTCCATAAGTACCCCTTATTCGCTGGCCGCGTTTTTCTTCATAATCTTCTTTTGAAGCGGACGTATAATCTTCGCTTCGGTTCTTGGTTTGCCCACCCTTTTAGAAGAAACAACAACCCCTGTTCCAGGAACAGACCCTGTGGCCGGAGCAGATACGGGAGCAAGCACTTTTTTAATTTCTGAAACGACCCTTGCTTGCCCCCTTTTTAATCTGCGAGTAATAAATTCCGGAATAGGACCATTCTCATCTGTGAACATAGTTCCTACTGGAAGTATCTTACCACTTCCTATTTTTAAATTAACTAACAATTCAACCTTCATGATTGACCTCCCCTATTCGGATTTTAATACTCATCCAAATCAAATGCGGTTATTTTGTAAGTTGTATCCGGATAATACAGAACCGGAAGACCTTTGTCTTGGACCCTCAGCCACACACCCTCTGGATCCCACTCATCCTTCGTGTCTGCAAAGAAACCCCACCTACGAGAATTACCGTAAGGAGCTTCCATAAACTCAGCGATTTTCGTGCCATCCTGAGAATCAGCAAACATGAAGAACACGTTGTCCGGAATGAATTTCTTCCGCATAACAACCTTGTCTCTTCCGCCTACAAAAGCATAATCTGGCTGCTGGCCGACAGTTATCGTACCATTCGCCACATCAACTGCCGTGATGACCTCATCCTCATAGGAATTGTATTCAGTCATCTTGTAGAAGCGAGCTTTCCCACCTACTTCAAAATCGCTCACATCATCAAGATATATGGTTGTTGAGCCTACTGTGGCTGTCAACCAAGCCTGGACTTCATACAACTCATCGTAAAGGGTTATATTTCCAATACCCAACAGATTTGCAATAACCTGAGTAGGTCTTGAAAATAAATCACCGTTGCCGAAAGCACTCTTTGCCAAAAGAGCCTGAATTTGCGTGTCAAACAGCAAGACCTTCAGCATTTGCGAATTCATCACCGCATAATTGGGAACGACCATTGCATCATCAGCAATCAACTGTTTGGCATCAAAAATATCCTCAACAGGATTGCGGGAAACTCCGTCTTGCCAATTGCGAGAATCATCCAGGGTAACCATATGACTGGTAGGAATGCCATAACTCACAGTGAACTTGATTCCGCCCTGTTGAATATAAGAAAGAGAGCCGTTTAAAAGCATGGAACAATTCATCCACTCTCTCCTTCGGTCAACTCTCCAACGAAGTTTCTTTGCTCCCTTTGCAAGGATACGTTCTGCTTTCATGTATGTTGCAACAGAACCCGGTTCCCGCAGGTTGTTCAAAAATTCCTCGTCAAAATACATTTTTTCTTTCCAGAATGCCGCCTTTGCTGATGCAGAACCAAGTCCGTCAATCCCTATAGCAGGGGCAACTGAACCAGGAGCTACGAAAGGAGTCATACCGCCCGAACCATACTCAATGTCCCATTCGATGGAATCGGAATCATATTGAGTTGTAGGGAATAACCCTGAAAAGAAATTACTGGGCGGACGTGTAAACTTCTCTATCAGCTTGTTCAATACTACAAGCTGTAACGCCGGAATGCCTTTAGAACCCTTCATGGAATCACCCCCTTTACTTTAAAATGAAGAAACGACCGTCCACAACTCCCAAAGAAGCTATGGCTGCGGCTGTCAAATTGGTCATGTTATTCTTATACAAAACTGCATTGGAAACAACAACAGAAGCCAATGCACCCTTTGCCTCAGAACCTTCCCCTGTGTCCACATCAGCATCCAAAATGTAAGCTGCCGTAGTGTACTCTCCGCTTGCACCCGTTGTGATATGAGCGTATGCTTTTTTCGCAACGGTAAAATTACCATGAGAGAAAGCCCCTGTAACTATATCTGCAAACAAGGTGGATGTGGTTCTGTCAATGGACGTGATTGCCCCGGCAGAAACTGGTCCTTCGTCAGAATCATTATCAAGGTAGAGTTCGTCACCGACCTCAAACTTGTAAGAGTCTTCCAGAGAAACATAAACATGACCGGAAGCGGCATTCTGTACCAAGGGAGCAACCCCTATAGCCGAATCAGCCCCAAGAACAACTGCGGTTGAAATAGGAACATAAGGAACCAATTTGCCCTGGGCTCCACCTCCCAAAGTAGACAGATTGATTGCCATCACAGTCCCTGCCTTCAAATAACCGTATCCTGCCTGAATCGTTTTATCAATTATCAGAGCAATATCCCTGACAGAATGAAAAAGCGGTTTTAAACCAGGCTGTTCTGGATAACGATTCATTTGAGGTATGCTGCTTCTTAATGAACTTGTCAACATAATTATACCTCCTTTAAATAAATTATATCAAATAACCTTGATGCTACTGAACTGTCTGCCCTACGCTTTTCAGCATACGAGCAACAATTTCATCTCCTGCCTTTTCGGTGAAAACGGACTCCTCCTCTTTTGTGAAGCTCATACCAAGAATCGGATTTGCGTCTTCCTCAACGGCCCAATCTTTCAATTCAGTGTCAATTGCCGCAGCAAAAGCCACTTGGTCAAGAACATTGTCTTTCACAAAAGCCTGGTGATCCAACTGTTTTCTCACCTTTGAATGAAGCCTTTCGGGAACCTTGGAAGCCTTCAGTTTGGCAGTAACAATTCCATCAGCCAATGACCGAATTGTTCTTTCTTCCTGTAAAGCTGTCTTCTTTTCCAATTCCAAAAGACGACCGTTTGTTCCTTTTTCTGCTTCCTTCAACTGGTCCCTTTCTGCCGTCAATGCAGTAACAGAAGCCTCTAACTGCTCCTTAACAGGAGCAAAAGCAGCCTCCGCTTCTTTCTTACCGAGTAAAATAACTTCCTCGTACAGAGCAGGGTGTTCTGCTTTCAACTTTGTTAAATCCATAATAGTTTCCTCCTTGTTTTCATTGAGTTTCGTTGCATCCTCTTCCACGTTAAATTCTTCGCTTTCAGCCATGGCTGCCGATTTTGTATGAGGGTCATAACCAAAAGTACAAACTGAGCCCTCTCTTAAAACTGACTCTCGCCAGATTGTTCCAGGTCCTTTCATTATATAACCATTTACCTCTGCTTCCTCTTTTTCCATCAAACGCTGAATTTTTGTAGGACGCCCACTTAAAGAAGCTTCGTAAGGAAACCCTTGGTCCGACAATCTTTGAAATTCTTCTGCAAAAGGGGTGTCAACAAAAGTGGACTCTTTTGCCACCAATTCATGTCTGTCATTGACCGCAAAAGAGCCAAAAGCAATCTTTTTGTCAATCTCATGCTCCAGCAAAATTGGAATTGTTTTCTTAGCCATTTTAACTCCAGCAGTGTCAATGGCTAAATCCCCCCAATACCAATGCCCCTTGATTATCTTGCCAGAGTACAAGGTCATATTTATGGACCTTGATTTGCCTTCTTCTTTGGTAGATAGGGAGACCGGAGTATCGGTGTTGGAAAAACATAAAGCGGATTTGTTGATTTGTACAAATTTTTTAGTCATAAGTACCTCCGAAGTATTCGTTGGCTATGGTTTATGGACATACCTTTTAGCATACCCCAAATCGTTTGTCAAGTAAATAGTTCCAAATAGAATT